GGATCGCTGCCGGTGGGTTGATAGCCCCGCGCGCGTAACTCCTGGTAGCTTCCAATAGAGGCAGTGGCGACTAGGTGGTAGGTCTGATCGCTGTGGCCGCTGCAACAGTTTCCGTTCGTGGCGCTCCAGATCGTGTGGCTATCGTTTACTAGATTCAATTGCGTCACGCCTGGATAGCGCACGGCAAAGCCATCCGTCCCGATGCGGCCATAAGAGACAGGCAGGACGTAGGGGAGGCTTGAATCCTGGTTGGGCACGCAGTTGTACGCGCCGCCCTCGACGTGGCTATCGGCTGTGCCGGCAATGGACAAGGCGTACAGTCGATTCGCGTAGTTCGGCGCGCCAAGGGCGATGTCGTAGAGGAGGATGAACTGCAATACTTGCCACGTTTCGATGGCTCCGTGGCACGTCGGCCAACTCCAGCTTGTGGGGTTGTAGACGTGGTGCGCGCCTTCGCTCGCCTCAATGGGAAGTTGAAGTGAGTAGGGGCCGTCCCATTTGCAGCAATCGCACCAGCCCCCGGCGATGGCGGCTTCGATCTCGTCGATGATCGCTTGTTTCCACTTGCGTGTTTCCGCCTCGAAAATGTTGGTCGGGCAGATTTCAACGAGCTTGTCTCGCACCACGGTGATGTCGGTGGGCGTCCAGATGTGATTTTCGGGAACCTCCTCCAGCGGTTCTAACTTGGCGCACCCGGCATTGGGATTCTCGATCAAGTCGTTGGTCCGATGAATGATGTCGTTCCATTCGGCGCGCGTCCAAACTTGCCCCATCGCTATGTCCTCAAAACATCCGCAGCAAAGTGTGGTAGACCTCGGCCTCGGCCAGGCAATCGGCCAGGGCATCGTGCGGATTGGTGTTGACGATGCCCAGCTTCGCGCACATGGGACCGAGGCCGACCCGTGGGAACGGGGCAGGCTCGCCCGCGAAGGCCGCCTTGTCGTTCAGCGAGATCGCGTAGAGCATCCCGTCGCGGGCATGGCTATGGAAAATCAGGTCGGTTTGTTCCACGCCCAGCCATGCCTTGAGGAAGCTCGACTCGAAGGCCCAGTTGTGCGCGAGCGGGATCAGGCACTTCTTGAACGGCAGCTTCAGGGCCACGAACCAGTCAAACAGCCAGTCGGCCACGCGGTTGGCCTCGGGCGCGTGTAGCAACAGTTCCGACATCGGAATCTTGTGCTTCTGCTTGGCGGCTTCACTTTCCCGCTCTGGGTGCTCCGGCTTGACGAGCGTGTAGAACGGCCGCACGTCGGCAAGGGGCTCGAAGTCGGAGTCCAAGGGCACCACGGCGATCTGGATAATTTCGTGGTGGCCGGGCCGCGTGCCGGTCGTCTCCAGGTCCACGGCCGCCATCAGGCAGCCGTTGAGGTGGACCAGGCCGGGGTAGACAATCGAATCAACCACGGCTCTTCCTCCGAATCGTTGTGCGGGTCTTCTTGGCGGGCTTGCGGGCTTTCTTCGTCTTCACGACCGCCTGGTAGCTGGGCATGTCGTTGAGTCCGGCCGGCAGCCGCCCGCGTTCGATCATCTCCTCGTAGTGGATCAATGCCATCGCGTTGAACATGATCGCCGCCAGGTGGTCCTCGTCCCGCTTGCCCTGCTGGTACTTCATTACGTGCCGCTTGAGCGAGGCCACGCAGCGCGAGAACGGCATCCCGTTTTCCCAGTTGCGCTCGGCGTACTTTGCTGCGCCCATGCGGAGCCAGTGGCCCTGCCGTTCCTCGGCGAACGGTGAGATCAGGTCGGGGCGGGGCTTGTCGTCGGCCGTGTCGCGGATCGCCATGCCCTTGCCGAAGGATTGACGTTTGCCGCTGTCGGTCATGCCGTACTTGCTCATTGATCTTCTCCAGGGTTCGTAGATGCTACTTCGATGATGTCGCCGCCATAGTCGTCCGCGAAGGCCGCTTCGTCTTCCGGCCATTGGTCGGTCTCGACTTCGGCGACCAATTCGGCCCGCACTATGGAGTGTGTGAGGAAGTCGGTGGAGCGGTAAATGCGAAGCGTCATGGCTTCTCCTTTTCCGCCGGCTTGAGGGTCAGATGCGGAACAAACTTCGCGTGGTCTGTGCCGGAAATGGTCTTGTGCCGCACGGGCAGTTCTCTGCCGACGCGGTTCTTCGACCAGGCGTATCTCTCGGACGCACCGAGCCATTGCTGGAAGCGGTCATAAAACTCTGCGAATACGGTGTGTTTGCCCGGCGTCTGCGCGCAGCGTTGCGCGATGAAGTCCTCCACGACTGTCTGATTATCCTCCTGAGCCTCCCTCTTGCTGGCCGTCGCTACCACCGGTAGCCGCAGTCGGTCGATCATGGGCGGCAACTCCATGTGCATGAGCGTGTAAAGGAAGTGCGGGGCTTCATGGTCGAGAAGTGGCTCCAGCTTCGGCTTGGCGATCTTTTGCTCTTCGAGTAGATCGCCGACAGAGATCGCCGTGATGCGGGTGTCGCCGGGGAAGACGGGGCAGTTCTCACGTTTGTTGGCCGTCTGGACCCAGTGGGTCGCGTTGGGCTGCGCGAAGCAGTCGTGCCGCATCTTGCGGATCAGGATGGTTCGTCCGGTGCTGTACTCCTTGATCTTGGCATGGGCACCGGGGGCCTTGGAGATGTCCGTTTCCTCCACAGCACAAATGATCGCGCCGGATAGTTCGCCGTTGAATTCACTGGTGAGCGATCGTTCGGCCTTGACCACGCCCTTCGTTACCAGCCGCTGCAAGGACTCGTAGAAAATGCTCTTCCCGCTGTCCTCCGGGCCGAAGAAGAAAAGGTACGGGAGGGGCTGGAAGGGGTCGCGGAAGGCACAGGCGACCCAACTCCGCAGATAGGCGGCCCCCGTCTTGATGTTCGCCTCGATGGCCCAGGGCAGTTCGCGCAGCACAGGCGTTAGCTCGTGGCCGATGTGCTCGAAGATCAAGTCCCAATGCGGATGGCAGGGAACTTCGTCGTCCGCCAACTCGGCTGGCTTGTACTTGAACTGCGCGGCGTCGAGATTCCATTGTCGGCCGCCGGGGTACTCCTCGCGGAAGGGCAGATTGACCAGTCGCCAGCCCCGCGCTGCGGCTGCGCCCATGATGGCCTCGGCCTCGTTCTTTGCATGGCCCAGGCTTTGCAGCAACATCTTGACGTTCGAGGCGGGGTGCCGGACCCATTCCTTCTGCTTCTTCATTACCCAACCGGCGTGCTCGACGGCAGCCGTCTCTACGGCGCGAATGACGCCATCAAACTCGTTGAAATCGAGTTCGTCGTCTTCCTTCGGGTCCGTCTTGACCGTGAAAATCTTGACGTACTTTCCCTTCTTGTCGTCCCAGCCCTCTATTGACCCCTCCTCTTTCTTCCGTTCGATTTCCACGACCAGCCGGCCGTCCTTGTGGGCCTTGAGCGTCACCTTGCGGTCGCCGATGTTGTCCGGCAATGTTAGGTCTTCGCCCAAAGTCTTGGCGGCTTGGATGGCGGCGGCGGCCGAGGCGAAGACGTAGCCACCTTGTTCCCGCTCCACGCCACCCAAGCGCGTACAAGCGGTGGCCAAGTCCGGGTAACGATTGAAATAGCAGGTGGTCCATCCCTGGCCGTCCTGGGTCCAAGTGTCGGCCTCATTGATGCCGGGCGAGAAGCGATAGACCCGCCATGCCCCATTGGGCAGGGGGAAGAGGAAGCAGTTGGGCGTGCCGGGGTCGCGTCCCTCGGAGATCGTCTTGAAGATGCCCACCAGCTTCAGGGCCTTGTCCTCGGGGCCTTCCAGCAGATCGCGGAGGGCCGTGGTATGGGTCTGCAACAGATGGTGGTCGGCGACCCAGAGGGTAGTTGCCCCGGAACGCATCAAGGCTTCGATCTGGGCCTTATGGCTCTCATCCAGCGGGATGATCTTCCGGCTGGATGCCAGGGCCTCGAAGGGGTCCACGTCGTTTTCGGCCACTTCATTGATGCGGACCTTCGTGCGGCGGCCCTTGACCACCTCGATGTGATCGCGCCAGTTGGCCGGCAGGTCGGCTACACCCAGCCGCTTGGTGGCCGGCTTGATAATCTCCAGCCCGTGGTTCTCGGCCGACATCTTCCTGTGCCATATCCACATAACGTGGCCGCAGGCGTCAATTGCGCTGGCGAAGTCGAAGCCCACATCAGCCGACATCATTCCCAGGATGCAGCGGGCCAGCGCGGCGTGCTCAGTGTGGTTGGCGGTCGGGACGCCCGCCTCGTCGAGGTAGACGTACAGGTGGATGCCGCCGCCGCCCGTGCTGCGGCGGACTTCGACGTAGGGAAGGGCGCAAGCCGCCTGCTTGACCTTCTCCAACTCCTTTTCGTCAATGCCGATGCCCTGGGCGTGGCCGGTCAAGGCGTCGAAGTCATAACCGAAGTGCCGCGAGCGGCGGGCCTCCCAATCGAACCCCGTCATGCCGATGCCTTCGGCGTAGAGATCAAAGGGATAGCCGATCTTGTAGTCGTCCCACGCCGGGTCGGTGGCGGCATTCTTAGGAATACGGATGCTGTGCCAGGTGTCGCTTCCGTTGGACCAAGTGGACTTCTTCCCGGCCACAGGCTCGCCGTCGCCGGCAATTACGTTTACCTGGGTCTCCATCGCAACAGACCACCGATCCACGAGATCGACGTTGGCCGGCGTCTTACGGGCCTGGAGGAAGTTGTAGAGGGCTTCGCTGACTAGAGGCATTGATCTCTCTCTATGCAATGTGCTTCCAGGTTCGACGATTGACGATGCACGAGACGATGCCGGGTAATACACCCAATGCCGCGTCGGTCCACCTTGGACCAGAAGCCGTCGATCGCTTCAGGCGTCAGGATGAGGATCGGTTTTGTCTCGGGCATCGGCGACTTTGGCAGAGCGTATAAACGCATCGCGCGCGGAGCCTCGAAACTGGTCCGCGTAGATACCTACACATAACTCCCAAACGGCCGTGATTTTTCAGGAGGTCTGAAAAAAAACGCGGATTTGGGAGTTATGTGTAGGTGTCGAAGTATGACGCGGATGCACCGATGCCCGAGCAACCTGACGAATTCCGCCTGATTCCGCTGGACCAGATCGTCGAGCCGTGGGTCGTCCTGCGGGTCGTGAATCGGGAGTCTGTCGAGTACCTGGAACTGCGTGACTCCATTGCCCACCAGGGCCTCCTCAACTCGATCTGCGTGCGGCCATCGCCGCGAACGCCGGGCAAGATGGAAGTCGTGGACGGCCTTTACCGGCGGGCGGCATGTTGCGAACTGCGGCGGCCGGCAATGCCCTGCATCGTCAAGCACAACCTTACGGACGAAGACGTGCTTGCGATCCAGATTCAGGCCAATGCCTTGCGGCCCGAGACGACCGTGATCGAGTATGCCCGCCAGATCAGGCGGATCATGGATGCCATCATGGCTCGGCAGGGAAGGGATGCCACGCTGGCCGATGTGAGTAACCTGGTCCATAAGACCCCGGAGTGGGTCCGGCAGCAGCTTGATCTGCTCAGCTTGCGGGCGGACATCCAGAAGGCCGTGGAACGCGGCGAGATACCGCTTGGCTCGGCATACGTGCTCGCCAAGTTGCCGCGATTTCACCAAGCCCAGCTCTTGGACTTGGCAACAACCGCCTCGGCGCGGGAGTTCGTTCCCGTGGCTGCCCGGCTGGTCAAGCAGATTCAAGAGGCGGCCCGCCAAGGGAAGCTGCACGATTACTGCAAGGACTTCGAGCCAGTGCCTTACTTGCGTTTTGTGAAGGAAGTGCTTGCCGAGTACCGCGAGCATCGCCTGGGCGGCTTGGCCATTGTGAAGGCCGAGTGCAAGACGCCGGTGGACGGCTGGTATCTGGCGCTGCAATGGGCGCTGAATCTGGACGAGGAGAGCATCCGCGAACAACGAGAGAAATTCCTAGCGCGAACCCGCGCGACTGTACTGGAACGGAGGGTAAGGCCATGTGACCAAACCGAGACGAGCAACATGAACGACAACGAGTAACGCACCTTCTCGAATCTTGAGACCTGAATCCTGAACCCCAACGAGAAAACCACAATGTCCAACAACACTGCGATGGTCCCCGTCAATCTCGACCAGCTTCCGTCCACCCAGATCGGCACCGACGACCAGTTCGCCGAACTGGCGAAGGGGGGCGACTACATCGGCCGGATGCAGCTCTTTACCAAGAGCAAAGCCAACATGAAGGGCTTGATCCCCTCGGGCCACTACGGCATCCCCGAGTCCGACGAGGAGATCATCGACCTGGGGCCTACCGTGGACCTGCTCCCGCTGGCCCGCCGGCCCAAGGCCATCGACATGACCGACATGGAAGCCCTGGTCATTTCCTACGACATGGAATCGGAAGAGTTTAAGCGGATCGCCGCCAAGTCCGCCGAGTCCGATTCCCACTGCCAGTACGGCCCCAGCTTCCTCGTCTTCGAGCGGAGCACCAAGCGCTTCCTGGAGTTCTTCTGTGGCAACAAGTCGAGCCGCATCGAGGCCAAGAAGCTCTTCCCCTTCCTGCCGCTCAGTCAAGCGGACATCGACGCCAAGGCGGAAAACGGCAACGCGGTCGGCGACCTGAAGCCGCACGGCCCGATCCCCGTCACGCTGAAGACGAAGGTGGCCGAGAACCGCAAGGGCACTTGGCACGTCCCCGTCGTGGTGATGTGCGCCTCGCCGTTCACCACATTGCCCTCCGACGACATAATCCGGCGGGAAATCACGAAGTTCCTGACCGTCAAGGACAATGGCGTCGAGAAGGTCCAGGACAACCGCCCGGCTCGCGCCCGTTAGTAGCGCGCCTTCTGAGCCAAGGGCGGCCCCGGCGACCGCCCTTGGCTCTCTTTCTCTTTTCCGTTTTGGCCGCGGCCTTAGCGCGGCCTGACCGTGGGAAGCCGCAACAGGTGTGCCACGGCCTCAACCGGATTGTCGGTGAAACGGATTCCAGCAAGCGGAGTCTAGCGAAACGTGATGCCCGACGTTGTGCTCATTCAAGTTCCGTCGATCGACTTTCGCACCTTCATTGGCCTCAGCCATAAGGTGCTCGGCCGCTCGCCGGCTGCGCCGTCGGATGCCTGCCGGCGGGAACTGTCGGATGCCGAGCGGTTCCTGAGTTGCCTGGCGGCGATGCGAGACGAAGGGGCACCCGTGGGCTTGTCGCCCCATCTGCTCACGCATGTTTCGTTTAGCGCCTTCATCGGGGCCGACGAGCGGGACATGCTGGAAATCCTCCAACTCTGCGCAGGGATGCCCTTCGTAGTGGCGGAGACGATCGTGCGAGGCGTGCAGGCAGCGGTCGTCACCGGCACGCTCTCCCAATGGAAGGATGCCGTGGTGTCGGGGTGTGCCAAAGGGGTGCCCACGCCGGTGCGGCATTGCTTCAACAAATTGCACGGCCTGTTCACGGCTGCCGGCCTGAACGTCTGGCGGGACTACACGCCCCGCAGCACGCCGGATCAGACGTTCTTGCTTCTTGAAGATAAAAAGGGCCGCTGACCGTCTAATTTCGCGCCTGTTCTTCGGCGTATTTAGTAGCACGCTATCACACCTTCCGACCGAATCGTCACCATGCAGCCCTTCTTCGAGCAAGACAACCTGACTCTGTACTGCGGGGACTTGCGCCAAGTCCTACCGACGGTGCCGGAGAACAGCGTGGACTTCGTGTGTACTGATCCTCCCTACGGACTCAGTTTCATGGAGAAAGACTGGGACCACGATGTTCCTGGACCTGAGTATTGGCGTGCGATTGCGCGGGTGTGCAAGCCTGGTGCGTTGCTGCTGGCCTTCGGCGGCACGCGGACCTATCACCGGCTGATCTGCGCGATCGAAGACGCCGGCTGGGAGATTCGGGACTGCCTCATGTGGCTCTATGGCCAAGGTTTCCCCAAGGCTGCCGACGTAGGCAAGATGATCGACAAAGCGAAAGGTGCCGTGCGCGAGGTCGTAGGCACGAAACTCGGGCAGCGGGGCTACTCTCTGGCCGACAACGGCCGCACGAACGAAATCTATGGCGACCTGCACAACCCGGAGGCCGAGTGCGCCATCACCGCCCCGGCGACTCCCGAGGCCGCGAAGTGGACCGGCTGGGCGGCGGCCCTGAAGCCGGCGTGGGAGCCAATCATCCTGGCAATGAAGCCGATGGGCGGCACGCAGGTCCACAATGCCCTGACCTGGGGCGTGGCGGGCATGAACATCGACGCCGCGCGCATCGGCGAGAACCCCGGCTACAAGTACAACGCCGATCGCAACGGGACGACCTTCCACGGCAAACAGGGTGAGCGAATCAAGCAAACGGCCGCGAAGAAGGGCAGCCAGTCCATCGAATCGACCAAAGGCCGCTGGCCGGCGAACCTGTTGCTCGACGAGGACGCCGCCGCCCAGTTGGACGAGCAGACCGGCACGCTCACCAGCGGCAACAACAACGTCCGCACGAAGCCCGGCGACGGCTACCACGGCGGCATGGGCAGGGCGGGCGATGCCCAGGTGAGCTACGGCGACAGCGGCGGGGCCAGCCGCTTCTTTTACTGCGGTAAGGCCACGAAACGAGAGCGCGGGCCGGGCAACGATCATCCCACCGTCAAGCCCCTGGACTTGATGAAGTATCTGCTCACGCTGCTCTCGACCCCGGATGGCGGGGTAATCCTGGACCCCTTTGCCGGCAGCGGCACCACGCTGTTGGCCGCCCAGCAACTCGGCCGGCGCTCAATCGGTGTGGAGTTGATCGAACACAACTGCGAAATCGCCAAGTCCCGCCTTCAGGCTTGAGGGAGATTGCATGTCGGTTGAATCGGTGAAGATCGAAGCCACGACATCCAGCGGTACGCGGATTCGCCTGCCAGTTTTGCTGGAGAGAAAAGATGGCCGCATCTACTTCTGGGACGGCAAGGTCGGCACGAAGACCCGCTATGGCCTGTCGTCGGAAGTCAAGGCCATGCGCGGCTCGCACTTCCACGGCTACGACGACGAGGGCGAATACGCCAAGAAGATGGTCTGGTCGGTGGACGACTGCCAGCGCAACCGCTTCCAGATCGCCTATCTCTGTGGTGAGGATGTTTACGCCTGGTTCGACCGGCCACTCGTGCGCCACCAGTACCGGCCCCTGACGCGAGGCGGCGTGCCGCAGACCTTCATGCCGCACCAGGCGGACATGGCGGATGCCGGTCTGACGTACCACTACCAGATATTCGGTGCCGAAATGGGCACCGGCAAGACCCTAGCCGCCCAGATGGTGATTGAGAAGTCGGGCGTCAACTTGGTGTGGTGGGCAGGGCCGAAGACCAGCATCCCGAACATCAAGCGCGAGTTCAAGCTGTGGGGCTTCCCCTTCGATCACATCCAGGTGGAGTTCTTCACCTATGAAGGTCTCGTGCGTGTGATGGACGAATGGGATGGCTCGCAGACTTTGCCTCGGTTCTTCGTGGCCGATGAATCGAGCCGATGCAAGAACGACACGTCACAACGCTCGAAAGCCTGCCAGAAGCTCGCCGACTTGATCCGCGACCAGTACGGCTACGAGGGCTACGTGATCGAAATGTCCGGCACGCCGTCGCCCAAGACGCCCTGCGACTGGTGGAGCCAGTGCGAGATCACCTGGCCGGGCTACGTCAAGGAAGGCAGCCGCCGGGCGATGGAAGAGCGGCTGGCTTTCATGGTCGAGCAGCAATTCGATGCCGGCAAGTTCAAGAAGCGCATCGGCTGGAAAGACGACGAGCGAAAGTGTGCCGAGTGCGGCGACACCTTCGAGGAAGGGCCGCACGAATTAGACGGCGTAACGGACCCGGACGACTACCACAAGTTCGTCCCCAGTACCAACGAAGTCGCCTATCTCTACCAGCGGCTCAAAGGGCTGGTAATCGTCAAGCACAAGAAGGACTGCTTGCACCTGCCCGAGAAGCGCTACCGCAAGGTCGTGTGCAAGCCTACGGCCAGCGTTTTGCGCGTGGCGGAATCCCTCGTCCGCGCGGCCCCGAATGCTGTGACGGGCATGACCTTGCTGCGGGAACTGAGCGACGGTTTCCAGTACCGGGAAGTCCAGGATGGCATGACGCCTTGCACGCATTGCCCGGATGGCACGGTCGCCGAGTGGGTGGACCCGGACGATCCCGACGCCCGCTACCAGGCCATCGACATGCTGGACCCCGATCTGGTGGGCCGCCTGGTCAAGGAGACGGTTCCCTGCCCGCTGTGCGATGGCAAGCGGGAAGTCCCCAGGAAGGTGCGCATCACGCGGGAAGTGCCCTGCCCGAAGGCTGCCGCCCTGAAGATGCTGCTGGACGAGAACGAGGAAGTCGGGCGGCTGGTGGTTTTCGCCGGCTTCACGGGCTCCGTGGATCGCATCGTCAAGCTGTGCCTCAAGGAAAAGTGGGACGTGGTGCGCTGCGACCAGGGCAACTTCCAAATCTTCACGGCCAAGAGCGACAGCCCGGAAGGCGTCTTGACCACCGGTGAAGAGCCGCTGGATTACTGGGCCAACATGGAGGGGCACGGCAAGGTTGCCTTCGTGGCCAATCCCGAGTCGGGCGGCATGAGCCTGACCTTGGTGGAGGCCCGCATGGCGGTGTACTGGTCCAACAGTTGGAAACCGGAGTACCGCGTGCAGAGCGAGGATCGCATCCACCGTAAGGGCATGGACGAGAACCTGGGATGCACCATCGTGGACCTGATCCATCTGCCCAGCGACAACCGCGTGCTGGATGTGATTCGTGCCAACCGCACGCTGGAGCTAATGACGATGGGCGAAATCCTCCACGGCGTCGATTGGAAGGATGCCGGCGAAGAAGGCGAAATGCGAGTGGAGGAAGTGACGCTGTGACCCATGTTGTGTGCGAGATCGTCTTGTCCAGGGGTCGGTGGAGCTACTGCCCCAATCGTTCGCGGGTGCGACGAACGTTGCGACGGGTCTTCGAGGATTCGCTGCTCGCCGTGACCTTTCACGACCCTGACGACGATAACGCGGTCGAAGTGGAGATCGGCGTGGATGGCGATGAAGACAGTTGCGATTGGGTTTGCGACACCATCTTCAAGACGTTCCTGGAATGGAAGCCCGAGTACGAGAGCATGATCGAAGTTTTCCTAGCTGTTGACTGACACCCTTTTCCTAACCTGCGGAGTTGCAACGATGAAGTACGTGCTGTTGGTCCTGACCCTGATTGCCCTGGCCGCTGGCCCAGCGATCGCCAGCGTTCCCGATGATTTGCAGCGTGTGAGCGTCACCATCAAGGCCGGCAATGCCCAAGGCTCGGGTACGCTCGTCACTCGCCAGATCGGCGACGATACCGTGACTTTCATCTGGACGGCCGCTCACGTCGTCGATGGCCTGCGCACCACGCGCACGGTCGTCACGCCGCAAGGCACGCCCCGGATTGTCGTTGAGTACCGGGATGCCGAGATCGTCCAGGAGCGGCAGCAAGGTGGCCGCCGGGTGGGCGAGGTCAAGTATGACTGCAAGATCGTCAAGGTGAGTGACGCCGACTACGGCGAAGACCTCGCCGTGTTGATGGTCCGCTGCAAAGGCGCTTACCCGCTGAACGTCTGCGCGAAGTTCCATAAGGACATCCATTACCTCCCGCCCATCGGCGTCGAGCTGAGCCACTGCGGCAGTCTCCTCGGTCAGTTTGGGGCCAACAGCTACACGACCGGCGTTCTCAGCCAGACAGGGCGCACGCTTGCCATGAAGGGTGCCAACGTCAAGGTCTTCGACCAGGTGACGGCAGTTGCCTTTCCCGGTTCGTCGGGCGGTGGCATGTTCCTCAAAGAGAATGGCGAGTACATCGGGATGCTCACCCAGGGCGTGATGAAGCTGCAAGGCTTCAACTTCATTGTTCCCGTGCGGCGCATCCACGCCTGGTCGAAAGACGCCAAGATCGAGTGGGCCATCGACCCTGATGCCGAGATGCCGACCTTGAAGGAGATCGACGCGATCCCCGTGGAAGACGCCGGCCAGTCTCCGGGCGGCTACCCGCAGCGCAATCCGGCCGGCGGCATCGACGAAGGCGGTGCGCCGTGCTTCAAGCCGCCCTTCAACTTCGACGACGCCATTCTGTGGGTCGAGAAGTTTGCTCGTTCGCTCCGCGCGGGCTAGTCGGTCCTCTTGAGTCTGCCCCTGTCCCTCCTCTTGTGACCGACAGCACTTGAGCCGGGTGGCGATGGGCAGCGCCACCCGGCCTCTCTAAACCAATAACCGGCGAGGCAAATACGGAGAGATCATGCGATTGACCAAGAAGAAAGTCGAGAAGATCAAGCAGGCCATCGCCGATGGCACAAAGCAAACCGAGATCGCCAAACGGTTCAAGGCCAGCCGCTCGGTAGTGTCGGACATCGCCACGGGTCGAGTCCACAAGGACGTGGATTGGCCCAACGGCGAGCCGCCCACGCCCAAGCGGGCGGGCGGCCAGCACAAGAACATCCCGGACTACGACCCGACCGACAAGCGTGTTTTGGAGTTGGAAGCCGAGATCGTTCATCTGACGGACGAGCGGAACCGAGAGCGGCAGAGGGTCAAGGCGGGGGCGAAGATTACCGGGCTGTTCAAGGCCATCACTGCTGAAATGGAGCAACGGGTCAAGCCGTTTGCAGCGCTTCCGCCTGCCTTTGCGTACCGGCGCAAGGCCCAGATTACCGAGCACTGCGTCATGCACCTTTCGGACGGCCACCACGATCAGGTCGTGCGGCCGGACGAAGTTGGTGGCTTGGAAGACTACAACTTCCCGGTTAGTTGCGCCCGCGCCGAGCGGTACGTCAATACGGTTGTGGAATGGACCCAGGACACCCTGGCCCCGAAGTTCTATTTCCCGGTGCTCTGGGTGCTGGCCTACGGCGACTACACCAGCGGCGAAATCCACAAGGCGTGCGAGCGGTCCTACTATCGCAACCAGTTCAAGAATTGCCTGGCCATCGGCCAGTTGCACGCCCTGATGTACCGCGACCTGGCGGCCCACTTCGAGCAGGTGAACGTCCTTTATCTGGCCGGCAACCACGGTCGGCGGACGCCGAAGAAAGATTACCTCGGTGCGCACGACAACTGGGATTATTTGTGCGGCGAGGTCGCCCGGTTGCATTGCCGTGACCTGGGCAACGTCCATTTCTCCATCCCCGATGCGTGGAGCGCCAACGTCAGCATCAACGGCGTCGGCTTCAACGTGTCCCACGGGGATGACGTGCGCTCGAACCTGGGTATCCCGTGGTACGGCATGGTTCGTCGGCAGAAGGGCCTGATCGCCCTGGGTGCGGCGGCCGGTGCCCAGCGGTGTCGGTACTTCTGCGTCGGCCATCATCATGCAGCGAGCACCCTGTCGGACGTGGACGGCGAACTGCTGGTCAACGGAAGTTGGGTGGGCACCGACGCTTTCGCTTACAACTCGCTGTCCGGCTACCGTGAGCCGGCCCAATGGATTCATGGTGTGAATCCGAAGCACGGCATCACCTGGCGAATGAACGTCAAGCTGCGGCATGAGAACGAGAAGAGCGGACCCAAACGCTACCTGATCGACGGTGGCCGGGACATCGGGCCGCTCAAATCCTGAGCAAAGGAACCCAAGCAATGTCTGCGAATGAACAACCGTTTGTCCCTTCGATCACCACGAGCACTCTGGGCGACCGGCTGGAAGCCCTGCGGACGACGCAGCAGGGATACGAGGATGAACTGCCCGCCCGCTTAGCGCCCTACTTGCCGCCGGACCAGCCCGAGGCCAATGGCCGTGAGTTTCCGGGACCGCCCGTGAACGTGAAAGAGACCAACTGATGCCGATTCATCGCACCACGAGGAACGGTAAACCGGCGATGCAGTACGGCACTCGGGGTGCCAAGTACATCTACACCGCCGGCAATAAGGCGAGCCGCGAGGAAGCCAAGAAGAAATGCGTCAAGCAGGCGCTCGCCATCCAGCGGCGTAGCGGCGTCCCTGCGGACCTGTGAAAGGAGAATCCCGTGGCCAAGAGAAAGACAACGAGCAGACCGGCCCGGACGCCGATTGGGCCGGTCGCCCCGCCGCCGATCATCGGACGGTTGCAAAACAGCGGCATGATGCGATTCGGGGAGGGGCAAGTGCCGCCTGCGGTCACTGTCGCGGCCAGGGCGTTGAAGCCCACGGGCCGCAAGGCAGCATCGGCCCCGGCCCCCAAGGTCGTGCCGACGAAGACCAGCGGAATGACGCTGATGGGAGACATGCTTTCGCAATCCCCCGCCGACATTGCCGCCATGATGCAGAGACCGACCAGCCCGAAGACGGCCAGCAAAAAGGGCCGCCGTAAGTAGCGCGGGCGCGTCTAACGCGACGGAGGCTCCAGGTGCCATGAAAGCAGTCTTCTTCGGCGGACCCTGTGATGCACAAGAGCGAGTTGCCAACGGCGACCAGCGATTCCGCGACGTGCGGATGCAGACTGGGGAAATGGTCCGCTACGAACTGCTCATGCGATACGGCGACACGCTGATCTACGCCCACGGCCTGACGTTGTATCAGGTCATGGACTTGCTCGTGAATCACTACTGCATCGGAGACGACGGTGCGTGAGCTACGTCACTTGGCCGACATGCGGGCCATCGCCTTCAACAAACTGGAGATCAAACCGTGCTGAGCAAACTGTGCTGGTGCTTCTGGCAATTGTTCCCTTGCACCTACCGGACCTTCTACGGGGACGAGCTTGGCTGCATTCATTTCGCTGTCTGGAAGATGTGGTTCGGCCGGTGCTACCGGATCGACGACG